AGCCCCCTGCGCCGAAATACCCAAATCGCCATTCTCACCAAATCCTATCCCCGCGAGAAAGCGTATCAATCCTGCGGCAGAATCGTCTTGTTCTTTTCTTAGGAACCTCATATTGCTTCTGCGCGCAGAATAAACATTACTATCTGTCGCAGGAGAAGAATCATTTACTCCTATAACATATACACCAGCCCCACTCCCATTTGTGCCTATCTGCAGTCCGTTGACGGTAATAGAACTTACCTTTTCCTCTAATTGCCCTAGTCTGCTATAAGAAGCTTTCTCGCCGACTATATATGTTGGCTCATCATAGGGAATATCAAGCTTAATTTCCATTCCTATAATACGGGAGTTGCGATAATGTTTCCCATCTCTATCCGTATCAGAGAACATAGGACTGATAAGTTTTACTTGCTCGCCCAAGGGATGATAGTCATACGTTCCTTTATTGAAAAACTTTGCACTGTCTAGTACACAAGTGAAATTGGAATTGTCTATCATCGACTTTCTATAATAATTCTTTGCTCTTTCCAATAAACTTTGTTGGGCTTCTTGTATTAGATTTGTTTGCGTTATTTTTGTGACATCCCAATTGAAAAGAAAGAAATCATCACCAACCTCCGGGCAAAGGGCTTTATCAGGAAGCGTTCTGCCATATGTGTCATTGGCAACTATCTCAAAGTAATTGGAGTTGTCAATAATGGCAAGTGTGGATTCGAACTCCATTCCATTAAGAGCACCCGAGGTGAATTTTATGCTCAAACTAAGGCCTTCCTTTACCCACGATTTCTTAAATTCGGTAGCGAACATGTCGGCCGATGTTACCCTCCAATATTTTTGTATTGTTACAGTTCCGTCGTCATTTGTGGCAGTGCTATCATACGTGCTTATATTACTAACAGTGCATTTAACCTTGGGATATTCATCTTCAAACATAACAACCCCTTCAATGGCCTGTTTCATGCCCAACACGACGTTAGTGTTTTGTAAATATCCATTCTCTGATACAAACCCCTCGGCATCTTCACTTTGTACAGGAAGCATTAAATAATCAGTCGCAATTCCGTCTGTTGTAACGTCTGCATCCGACCCAGTGAAATACCCGTTGGGGATATTCCTTTCTGAGCCGAATGCGTAAAGACGCGTAACATAAGAGGACTTGGACTCTGCTTGCGACAACGAGGACATGTTGACGCCTTCCTCAAAGGTCGTCTGTCCTTTCATCTCACAGTATCCAAGGTATATAATAGACCCGTCCACCCACCACTCACAATCTAAATTATCTTCACTACATATGGTATTGAGTGCTTCAAGTATAGATATAGAAGAATATTCTATATAGAACCTTTTTGATATGTCAAACGCTCCATTGTTATATGTCGTATAATCAACGGAATAATCTTTGCCATTATGCCGAAAACCTAATCCCTCGATATTAGACAATATGACACCCAAATGAACCGCTATACTTGCCGTTAGTTTGAAAGACGTCTCATTTGCTCCATATTTAGGGCGATATTTACAGATTTTATTTTTCCATGCCATATAATCGGCATCCATCTGCATCTCATAGTTCCACCCCCCTGTATTCTCATCTTGCTTAGGGAAATAGGAAGATGTCAGCTCAAAATATCCGAAGTCCTCTATTTCTACGGAATCGCCTATCTTGAAATAAATCGGCTCAGCCGTGTTAAATTTCAAGATAATGTAATGATGTTCCATTATCTGACGAGACATTTTTGAGCCTTCGCATAAGCTCTCCAATTCATAGAAAACATCCCCATTTCTTTTGATTTGTATCATTCACTTTCGTATTTAGAAATTTCACTTCTATCGCTTGGGTCTGGCTCGTTGAGTTTCAAACTGAATTTAGCCAATTCTCTCATGAACTGGCTAAACTGAGTGCAAGAAACATACACACAACGGTAATAAATGCTTGGCTGAAAAGATGTATTTATAGTCATTTCCCCGTTTGCCAACACGTCCTCGCAAAATTTTGCATAGTTGGCAAGGAACGCTTCTTTAGTCTTTGCACCCATGGAAAACCCAACTGTGATGTCACGTTCATCCAATCGTGGGTTATGTTTGATTATTCTTTTCCCGTCTTTACTGCGATATTTGTTACTTATAAAATCTTTATTTGGCGCAGGGGTCATAAGCGTAGACAGAGCGGTATCGTCCATAATAACGCCCCATGTAAGATAGGCATCCTTCCCGTTTATGTATAATTGTCCTTTTGGCATATGTTGTAGGTCTTTTAAAATTCAATTTGGCACACTTTATATCCGTTTTAAGACATTGCTACCATTATAGCGTGTAATTGCAAAAGAATGTGCAGAAAGGCCTTTGTATGGCCTATATTTCTTGCAATCTCTTGTGTATATTGTCCATCTTTGCCCCGAACTCATTGTATGTGAGTTTCGCATACTTTGCGACATCCTCCAAATAGCTATTGGTCATAATCATCATATTTCGTATTTCGAGCACTGCCCCATTTGTAGATATTCCAATGGTTACTATTGACTGCATTTGGGATAATGTCTCTGACATACTCTTTGCAATAGACTCTCCTGCTATCTGCAAGGCGGTAAATCTTCCATTAAGTTCTTCGGCAGTCTCCTGCCCCATAGTTTCCCACCCTCCGCTTGTGGCGGTCTGAGAAGAACTATCTACATACCCTGTGATTTTGTCGATGTTTTCCACATCTTTTTTCGCAGCCTCTGCATATTCCTCATATTCTTTTTTCAACTCATCGATATGGGACTCTAACACGCCCTTTTTAGACCAATCAGCAGCTTTGTTGTATAGTTCTTCCAATTTCCCTTTATACTGTTCTGCGATAAGGTTCTTCACAAGGGCGTTGCGCATATATTCTGCAAAATTCTGTGCAAAATCTTCGCTTGTATTATCCATTTCCTTGATAAGACCTGTAAAGTCATCATAGAAATCATCGAAAGACACATTAAGGAGTGATTCGCTTAGGCTATTTTCGTCTTCTGCAATTTGTTTTATTTTTTTTGCATAATCTACAATAGCAGAGCTAAGGGTGTCTCCAAGTAAAGCAAGAGCAGCCGCGTCTTCGGACAACTTTATCAAATCCTCATCAGACAATTCCCAAATAAAATCCATTCGCCCGAAGTCAGATATGGACTTGGCATATTTCCCCTTGACCTTCTTGAAATATTCGTTCAAAGATTGATAACCCTTCTCGTAGAAGGCCCGAACCTCTGCATTCCCGGATTTCAGGTCTTTCGCCATTTGTTCCCTTATTTTCACTCCTTCGGATGCACTGGAACCTATACCCAAAAAACCTTTCGACGCGCCGCTATTTAACCATACTTGACTCTGCGACTTTATTGCCTTAGCGGACTCTTTTTCTAGCTTCACCAAGGTGTCATAGTAAGCGATAGTTTCTTTCATGGTGTTCTTTGTATCTCCCATACTATCGTTTAAGTCGTCTATGCTATCGTTCAACAAGTTAATGTAAGTGTCAAGAGTTTCCACATAATCCGTCAAAGTAGTATCTGCGGTATCTCCAAAAACCTGTACGATAATCTGCATTGCTTTAAGCGCGGCTTCTATAATAGCGAGAATGGCAATGGCTTTTTCCATATCACTTGTGGCCTCGCCGAATTTCTTTATGCCTTCAGCCATAGACACTCCGCAAGTTATAGCAGATGCGGCAAGTTTTATACAATCCCCTGTTGTCCCACCAATTGTATCTCCAAGTTCATCAAGGGCTTGTGCATATTGAGTAACTACATCTTTTACTTCTTCATACGCTTTTTTTTCTTTTGACCGAACTTTAACCATTTTCTGCTCGGTCTTCATCATCTTATCCAAAGCAGCCTTTTGGGCTACGATATCCCCACTTGCACTTGCGTCTTCATACTCCTTTTTATATTTAGCATATGTTTTAGAGAGCAGTTCGTATTCGGCGCGCGCTGCCTTAATCGTTTTTGTTGGTGCGGCCAAATCCATTTTATCTTGCAACTGCGACATCGCATCAACGACAGTCTTTATTTGGTCTGGCTGCAAATCCTTTGCGGTATTAACAAATTCTTGCAGTTGGTTCTTTACAGCGTCAAGAGTAGGTACGCTAACATTTTCAAGGTCTCCAAAGATGAAATCCCAATTTATTTCCTTCTTTAAATCCTCAAAATCCAAGTCTGCCAAACTTTTCTTAAGCCCTGCTTGTATGGATTTCTTTTGATATTCTCTATCTGTATCTGAAATGGACTTGTCGTCATTTATCTTTTTTATCTTGTCACCAGCTTCTTGTGTCAAGGCTTCGCGCTTCTGTTTGCTATTTCCATATTCTTTCAAATATGATTGAATAGAGGTGCGCTCATTTTCTTTTATTCCTTTCTGAACTTCGGCTTTACGTTTTTTGTATTCTTCATCATTGAGAGCCTTTGCTTCATCAATGACAGACCTTTGCTCTGATGTAAGCGCGGCTTTCTTACCAGCCTCTTTATTTTTCTTTTGGAATTTCTTTTCCTGCTTTTCAATTTCGGCAGAACGCTTCTTATAATCACTGTCTATTTGGGCGAGTTTCTTCTCTGTTCCCTCTTCTTTAAGAGCAATCTCGTCTTCTATGTTCCTCTGTTGGAGAGAAAGGATTTGTTCTGCAAGGTCTTCTTCGGCTTTCTTCCTTTTTTGCGCCGCGGTGTTTTCTTCCTTCTTTCGCTTTTCCTCTGCTTTTGCTGTTTTCCCTGTTGTATCTCCACCGAGGTCTTCGTAGGCTTTTTTCGCATTTTTAAGATTTTCGCGAGCATTATCCCATTTCTCTCTTGTATAAGCGCCCTTGTTTTTCTTCATATCGTTAATGAGCTTATTGGCTGCATCATACTCTCTCTTGGCTTTGTTGTATGCAGAAGCATAAGTCTCTCCAGTATTCCCGTTTGCTAATGCAGAGGCTTTCGCTTTCGCACTTTTAAGGGCTTCTTGCGCAGACTGCCAATTCGCCTTGAATATCAAGGGTATCGTCGTGTCACCATTCTTCTTCCATGTATCCTTCATATCAAGAATACCATTAAGGACTTTCTCTTTCTCTTCTGCCTCCATGCGGAGGCTCATATCTGCTGGGCTGTTTTTTATCTTTCCCCTTAGTTCTGCCAACTCTTTCTCGGTTGTGGAAATGAATTGGTCTAATCTCGTCTCCCCTTTGCTGAAATCTATCATTTCGTTGGCCTTTTGCCAATCGTTGGCAAGAGCCATTGCTCTATCATAGAAATCAAATATCTTTTGCCTGACCTTTTCATTCTCCTCAGCCTCTTTGATTTTCACCTCTATCGGCTTTGCGTTTTCATCAGCCTCTTTGCGCAGAAGCACTATTTTATTCAAAACATCTTCTGCGCGGTCAAGTTCAGCTTGCGCATTTTCCAATTGGGATGATATAGCCAATCCGCCTGAACCTCCATGCGTTTGGTTATAATTCAATTGCATTTGGAGTGATTCTACTTTCTTGCGATATTCTTCTACGTCCTGCTTAGCCTTCTCGAATTTAGCTTCGTCATCCTCTGCATTTACCTCTTTCTGAGCATCACTTAAACTCAATGCTGCAATCGCCGCTTGACTATATTCTTTGGTCAATGCAGGTGCTATCTCTGACAATTGTCGGTATGCCTCTGCCTTTTGATATTCTGTCGCAGTTTCAGACTGGATTGTTTGGATAAGGCTATTTATCTTGCTCTTACGTTCATCACATTTCTTGTCAAAATCATCCCATGCTTCGTTTGAGCTACGCAGGGCAGCATCGTGGGCTGACTCGGCAGTAGCTAACGCGTAGACGGCGTATGTTACCCCTGCGATAGTTGCGGCGAGCAAAAACAATGGAGATGAGAACATCGAAGCATTCCAAGCGTCTTGCGCTTGTTTACAAAGTAGCGTTACCGATGCCCATAATCCCTTTGTAGCAGTATCTCTCGTTGTAGCAGATGTATTTAGTTCTTGCTCCACAGTGTTTGCTTTCTTTGTCGCAGTTTCAGCAGCCTCTGCGGTGGCTTGTTGCCTTTTTACCGCGGCATTAAGCTCGCCCGCGGTGGTATTAAGATTTTCTTCTGCCGTATTCATTGCTTTTGCCGTAGTACTTTCTTTATTGATAGCAGTTTCCAAAGCCTCGGCAGTCGCTAGTTGCTCCGTCTTGGCTGCATTCAAGTCTTTGGCTGCGGCAGTAACTTCATCTTCATATCCCCCATCGACATTTAGTTCATTCATTATGTCGAAATAATCTTGTGCAGCATCAACCTTTTCCTTTGCAGCCTTATTTGCTTCTTCCGCAACGTTTAAATTGGCTTCCGCCATAGTATGCTCATCAGATGCGAGGTCGTATATTTTCGTTTTCTGTTCCAACGTTTCCTGCAACGAGGACACCTGTTGCAACGCATCATTATTCTCCGTAGAGGCGGCAATAGCTTTTGCTTGCAGCTCTTCCAAATAAGCAGCCACCTCTTCTCGCTTGGACGCAACCAATTCCGCTTGTGCGGCAGTAAGCCGTCCTTTGGCGGCGGCTTCTTCTACGTCGGATGCAGTTTCTTGTTCCTTTAACGGAAGGATTGATTGGAGCGCGGCGACTTCTGCTGCATACCCACCTGCAGTTACGGCAGTATCAAACGCTGCAACGCCTACGGCCATGGCTTTGTATAATCCTATCGCTTCTGCCGCCACCAGAACCGCTTCGCCTATCCCCTTCCAATGCTCAATCAATGTGGATATTACATCTAAGGAGTCATTCATCAAACCTTCTGTCTGCGTGCCGAGGTCATTAATTGCCATTTCTATGGTATCTTCAATGTTGCTTATCTGTCCGGTTATTGACTTGGACTGCTTCTCCATAAGGCCACCAAATTTCCCCCCCTCGTTTGTCATGGCTTCCATTGCTTTTTGTACCTCAGGGAAACCGACCTTGCCTGCAGTAACAAGGTCTTGCACTTTGTCTTTCGTTACGCCAAATTGCTTGGCGAGTTCTTCGGCCAACGGAATTCCGCGCCCAGTAAACTGCCGGAAATCTTGGGTAAACAATCGCCCTTGCACGCGAGTCGTACCATACAACCACGCCATATCTTGTAGGTTCAACCCAAGACCAGCACAAACATCGCCAAGTCTTCTCATTGTATCTGTCACCTCCTCTGCTGAAAATCCATAGGCAAGGAGTGACTTTGCTCCGCTTGCCACTCCTTTCATATCAAATGGCGTTGTGGCCGCAAGGTTGGTTAACTGCTTCATGAGGTCGGTAGCCTTCTGCTCGCTACCGAGCATAGTGCTAAACGCTATCTCTAACTGTTGGAATTCACCACGAACATTTGCGAGGGTTGACACTATTTCTTTGGCCGTAAAACCTGCAAAGGCCACTGAAGCTACAGACTTGATACGGTTAAACGTATTTTCTATGCTTTGTCCCTGTTGTTCTACGATTTGCGCAGTCTGCTTAACTCCGTCCTGCACGCGCTTAAATGCTCTCAGAACGTTGCTATCGTCACCAGTAATTTCACATCTAAGATTTCCCATTTTTTATAGTGTCTATTCTGTAAAAATCCACGTTCCCAATTCCTTTGTCACATAGGGTTTTCTTCGCTCTCTCGCACCATACGCATAATATCATCTTTGTTGTTTCCATTAAACACCGTCTCATTGGAGGCAGGGATATGCGCTTTCTTCCTTTCTTCGTCTGACAGATAGATAGATGTTATTTTATCTTTCATCATAAGGGTAAGATTGGCATAAGAAATATTCCAGAGAACATAATCAAATGTCCACCCATAGCGTTCGCAGGCAGCATCTATAAGTGCGCCCCAAACAGATTTTCCTCCGAATACGAACTGGCCCTTTGAGTCTTTTGCTTGGGTTATTCTGCTCATTCTCTCTGTTTCCTTATCAATCCCCAAGGCTTTAATTATCTCTCCAACCTTGTTTTCTGACAGAATTGTTATAAGAATTGTGGCTAAATCTTCATCGTCGCAATATTGGGCAATTATTTTCCCCCTTTCCTCAATTATCCTTTTATTGAGCAGTGCGGATTTCTTATGGAAGGTATGATAAGAAATAAACTTGCAACAATCTTCTCGACGGTTCGCTACAACCCTTAGGGCTTCCATATAAGCATTCGCTTCGAGGTTTCCTTTGTTAATCTCTAACTTTTCGACAATATGTGACGTAAGGTACATCCTACCCAAGGTTTGAGGGTAGAGGGGAAAATGCTTATCTCCAAATGAGATACCAAGAGGAGCCTCTGTTAATACTAATGCTATCTTTGTCCCAATGCTTATGTCTTCCATTGTCTAATCTTTTTTGTGCTCAAGATGGGGGTCGAACCCATATCTTCATATCATCATTGAACGTTTTGTAAAAACTTACTGATGACGTTGCTCTTCCATTGAACTACTTGAACAAAAAACCGACTGATAACCACAGTCGGCGAAGGTCTTTTTTTAATTTGTTATCTCTCCTGTTTCACCACCTGTGGGATGAGAGAATTTCAATGTATATTCTCCACTCTTCCCTGATACTGCGGTTGCAGAGATAACACGCCAACGGTATGCGCAATACACGGTTTCTCCGCTCTTGTTGGTTGTCGCTGCAACTTTATCTCCGTCCGGGATAAGAGCTGAATGAGTGTATGTTACCAATGCTCCGTCTGCCGTCGTGAACGCTTCTTCTGCCCCAATTGATGTTTTCCCCATGTAAACTCCTGGGAGTTCGGGGTCTTCTGGTTGGACTGCTACTGCATAATCTCCTTCCACAACACCATCCATGGTCTTGAATGGCAGCGCGACTCCTTTCTTGATGAAGAGTTGGTATGACAACTCGTAGGTGGACTTTTTTGTTTTTCTGTCAACCGTACCGCCACCCTCTTCGGTTGCAGTCAACGTATCGCCCTTTGACGGGCTGACCTGTGTTGTGTCCTCTTTCGGCGTATCGAGTTTTTTCCAATTTGCGCCGTCTTCGTTTAAGTCTTTTACGAAGATTGAACACTTTCCCCATGCTGTTACTGACATAATCTAATCGTTTATTGTTTGATACAAAACTTTGTTATTAATAATATGCTCGCCTGTACTTTCGCTAGGATTGACTCGCTGCTCACTCATTGATAACCTAAAATCGTTGCCGTGCACTCCGTCGAAAGTTTCGAATGATAGTTGGCAAAGTTCTCGTAGACGTTTGGACTTCTCTTCGCTTTGGCCGTTAACATCATCATCCTGAACATAGATATTGACATTTACATACGCGGTTTGCGCTTGCGATGTATTATTCGCGATGACTGCGATACAGACATCTTCTAATAAAGGAAAGCCCATTGAATATTTTGGTCTTTTGCGCTTGCAGATAGACCCATTTACTACCGATTTTATCCTTGATGCGCAAATTACCTTATATACGTCATCCTTAATATCAATGTCTGATTTCATATTCTAATCTTTTCGATTTCCTTCAAGGCTTTGTCTAGTGCAAATTTCATTTTCCCTTCCACTACTGAGCGCGCCCATAGTTCAGTAGACGCAAGCACGTCTTTATTTTCATTGGCTTCTACAAAGTCTGCATAGTTCATTGCCGCGACAACTACCAAAGCGAATACTTTCGAATATTCATCGGCTATCTCCTTCACCATTTTCTTCCCTTCTTCTGACCCCTCGGAACCTCTTCCTACGGTAGCGAACGCGGACTCTATTGTTCTTGAGCCATGGTCATAAACTGCATAGCCTATAGAACTTCTTAGGTTGGCCGTATGGTCTATCCAACTTTCTTCTTCGGAGCGGTCGCGTATCCTAGCTACACATTCTTCACCCAATTTGGCGAAAGCATTTATCATTTCCTTTCGAATTATTCTAAATGCCTCAGAAAAGTATTGCCTTATGGCTTCAGAAGGAGTAGTGAATTTTATACCCATATCTTACATTGTAGTTGGTATCGGTGAAATCCGAGAACTTTGAACTCCATTTCTTTCTTTCCGTAGAATTTTAGTTTAATGGTTTCTCCATACACAAATTCCCTGCACGTTATCGGTAGGTTTGATATAGTATATGAATAACTCTGCGTTGACCCGTCTGGGCATACTATGACATTCGCCTTACCGGCAGGTGTTATATCGCATTTGCAATAATCTTCCACCCATCGTTCAGTACCATTTACCCAATCTCCATTATTATCCTCATACCCAGGAGTATTTTTTTTATAACAAAGCTTATGCGCAGAAAAATTCAATACCGCCATGCGCCCCTAACCTCCTATATATACCATAGGCTGTCCCAATACGGGATTTTCACCAATCGACTTGTATAGTGCATTTATACGAACTAGCAGTCTTTTCTTATCTTCGTCTGACAATGTTCCTATACTTTTGCCATCCTCGGACAAGCTTACAGACTGAATGAGAGAGAAAAGACAATCTGCAAGTGCCCCCTTCCATTCGTTGGATTGGGCGACATCAAAGGTAAAATCTGCTAACCCATCAAGGCTACGTTCTATCAGTTTGTTCTCAACGAAACCAACTGGTATAGGGTAATGGATTTCATCCACCAATGCTTGCAGTATTGTCTTCATATTATTTCATTTTAACTCTGAGCAGTGAGCTTTGACAACACTGTTGCTTCATCCTCGTCACTTAAAGAATTCAGAGCCTTGACAAGCGTTTCGTCAGTTGAATTCGTCTTCACGTTAGCACCAACGGCCTTCAACGCAGCAACAAGGTCTGCTTTCTTGTATTTCTTTCCTTTATAGGTAGTGTACTCGTCAGATGCGTCAGACGTTTCGGCATCCTCGTCAACCTCTTCAGATGCAGTGGAAAGGGAGTATATTTGGTCTACATCTTCAATAACTGGGACAACCAACGCCTGACCTGCTGTAACCTCCTGCAATGAAGGCTCGTTCTTTGAGTACTTACTTATCAATTTGTAGTTATCAATGGTAGAGTATTTAACCCCCTCAACTGGATTGGTAGCTTCTGCCAATGTTCCCCAAACCAAAGAACCTACTTCCTCATTGCACAAGAATATTATGTTTTCAGCATTCCAAGGTTTAACAGATTTCTGTTTGCCATTCTTTTCTACAATGATTGAGCGGTCAACCAATTCAAATGTTGCATCATACTCATTATAAAGAGCGGTTTGCAAAGCTTTCACTGTCGGTGTCTTCAAGTGGGTCGTATCAGTATATATAAAGCCAGTATCATCTGCCACGAGCTCTTTTGCCCACTGTTCTTTCTTCATATTATTGAAAGTAGACTTGGCCATCATTACTTTGACAACGCTATTCCCATCAGCATCAGCTTTTTCGAATACACGGTCTAGGTCTTCCTTTGATATCGTGTCCTTTGTAGCAGTATGGAAAACGTTCTCCGGCTTATATCCATAGTCAAAACGTACTGCCTTTCCGCTGTTGTCAGCGTCTTCTACGGCCACGCAACCATTGGATAGAGCATCAAGGAAATTCTTCTCATTTGTCTCGTCAATTCCGATACTACAAGCAAGACCGTCATCCAAAAGTTTATTCATGATGCGCTTTTTTTCGGCAATTTTGGCGTCCTTGCCTGCCTGCGAAGTCTCATCTATCGAATTGTAATGAGCCTTCATTATGTTTATCGTATTAATACCAGACTCGAAAAGGATTTTCTTCATTCCGATTTTCGGCAGCTTGCCATTAGAGGTGGCAATAGAGCCACGCTTCTTCACGGGAAGTGGAGAGTCCATCTCAACAATATCTGCGGCGACATATGTGGTGTTGGCAGATGTTCCTTCCCATTTTTGGTCGGCAGAATATACTTCGCGGAGCATTGACTTATGCAAATAAGTCCTCTGTTTAGGAGTTTCTTTCTCCTTTACATAAAGGGCGAGTTTAGGGAAACATGCCTTTATAAACTGAATAAAAAGTGATTCGTGCATTTCTTTAGCAGTTTTAATTGTTACACTCGATTAATCATGCTCGAAGATGAG